TAAAGTTATAATATGGGATCTTATCGCTAATAAAACACAAGACATAAAGATTATTGAGTGTTTGATTCAGAAGAAGAAAATTGCCGATGAGATAATGAAAGACCCTGACAACTTTTTTTTGGAGATCTCAAAGGATGATTGAAGAAAGAACGGCACATCTGATCTGTTTAGTTATTTTAATTGTTGCTCTGACCAGTTGCAGTTTCTTAACTTTTTTAATTTGTCTTGCTATTTATTTTTTGGGGTTTCATTATGACAGAAGTTGATTTGTATAAAGAGTTTCAACGTCTTTTATTGGCAACGTATTCCGCTGAAAGAGTCGAAAATAAATGCGCTAGCGGTATGCCAGACGTGTATGTTAAAAATAATGTAGGGCAAAACTTTTGGATTGAGAACAAGATTTGCAACTGGGACGAGACAATAAATATAAGACCGGCTCAAATAATCTGGCATTTAGAACATACGTTAAGATACAATTGCCAGTCTTTTATATTGATTGCTGAAAATAAAAAAATTAAAAGAAACTACTTTTTTCTTGATATGTCGCAGCTCACGTATGAAAACTACAAAAAACTTTATAGACCTAAAACGCTAGCACAATTATCAGAGATGCAGCCAAAAATTAATAAGAAATTCTTTTGGGGTGTATACCCCAATTTAAAAGCGTTGCAAGATGATATGTTTTCTATTGTGAACGCTGCTTTATAATGTGGTCTTGAGCCATGTCGTTTTGAATTATTGTTTGTAACTTGTGTTCTTGTATCGTTTTCCATTCGTACACTGACACCGCACCCACAATGCAAAAAATTATTATAGTGAAAATGTTATACCAGTTTTCGCGGAAAAATTTATATCTATTTTTTTCTTGCTCTATGTACAACATTATCTCAAATAATTTCTCTTCGATCTCTTTGTGTGTCATTCTTGCGGTTTGACCCTTTTTAAGCACATGATTCGATAAGATTTATTGTGCTTGTGAACTTGTCCGATGAACGTGTTCAAAGTTGTTTTGTTTTGTTTGAAAAAATGATACTCCGTAGGCGTCAGAGTTATAATACTATCAGTAATACATCTATCACTAACGTACGACGTCTTCGCGCAACTCATCAAGCTGCTGATCAACATTAAGGCTAGCGCTCTCATCAGATACTTTTTTAACATTTTTTACATCCTCCAACGTTTTTTTGTTTAATTCGTTTTGTATTTTAGTTTTACCGCTTTTCTTTCCAAGAAAAAATACGCTAATTAAGCTAAAAATAACTCCACCGATTGCTGATAAAATTGCAGTCATTCTTTTCCTTGATCTCTTTTAGAAGCATAAACTTCAAGCGTACCGCTTACACCAAGTAACGCCGTCGCAGCTGTGAAAACAGGAATCACAACGTTGCTATCATAGTCTAGTGCAGCTAACACGCAACCAAAAACACACATTAAAAAACCGGTTACTTGCGGTGCGCAGATCTTGCCGTCTTTCGCAAACATTGATATGATAAAACTTATAAAACTGTTATTCATTTGCAGAACTCCACCAAGAAACAACATCAAAATTCGGACAAGTTTTGTTTTTGTCAAAATCTCTATGGCCGCGAACTTCAGCCGTGGGATAATTATTTTTTAAAAGTAAAAGCAACTTTTTCAATTCTTTAAATTGCACTTCTGTAAATCGGTCTTTACCAATTAAACAAATCCCAATTGATTTGTTGTTGATTTTTTCAGCGTGCGCGCCTTTCCAATATACGGGGCGCCCTGCTTCAACCATACCATTTCGTAAAATAACAAAATGATAACCAATTCCGTCAAATCCTCTTTCTAGATGCCACTTATGAATTTCTTCAGCGTTAACGCTATCTCTATCATTCGGAGAATCAGAGCAGTGTACAACTAAATAACTTATATGATGCAATTAAAACCTCATCTAAGAGTAAAAAGAAAAAATGATTTTGCTCGTTGCTGTTCCATTTACAAAATGAATGTGCGTAGAAGTCGCATCTAAAGTAATAACTGTAGGTTCGTTTATATATAACTGAGAGCCAACGCCACCGCCGCCACTGGGATTCACGATTGAAGTTGTGCCAGAGCTCGCATCATCAACTACAGAAAATGAAAAATTTTCACCGGGTTGCACAAACATGTAGTTTGGTCTAACTCCGTCAACGACGGGGATTTCAAAAACTTTTTCATTTGTGGCAGTAGTTGAAAATATTTTCCCATTTGTTTTTGTCCAACCGGCAACAGCTAAACCGTTTTTGTCAACGGCGGGTTTTAACGGTGAAATACTAACTGGCATCGTAACCCCCTAGCTGTAAAACGAAAAAGTCACAAAACTAGTTGCTGTTTCGTTGTAAAAATGAAAATGTGTTGATGTCGGATCAAGCTCAATTAAAGTTGGCTGATTGATATAAAGCTGCGAGCATTCTGCTCCTGTCGGTGTAGCTGCAACTATTGAGTTTGCAGATGCGTTTGCATCGTCAACAACGGAAAAGGTAAAGTTCTCTCCAGGCTGCACAAACATGTATTTTGGCGAAACGCCGTCAACTGTTGGGATGTTTCCAACTTTTTCAGACTGAACAGACGTAGAGAAAAAAGCGCTATAAGTTTTCGGCCAAGCTTCAACGCCAACGCCGTTTGAAGATACTGCCATTTCTAATGGTACGATACTGGGCATCTAATCACCTATAACCTTAAGTAAAGCTTAAATATAGCAAATTTTTGTGCGTTTGAACAGTATATCAATATAAAATAAAAAAATTAATGACGGTTGAGGGCTGCACATTATTGTGTGCTAGTCCACCGCCAGCGATGGGGTTTATTGTTATTCCAGTTGTTGCAATTTGAGTGCTTATTATTTCTGGTGGATTAGACCTCTCTAAATTCGGGTCTGGCGAGTGTGGCTCTCCGTACGTAAATCCATCCGTCCCACTATACGAGTGTAAATGTCCAGGATCTTTAATTGTAAAGTTTATAACTGGCATTTCGTTAACTGTTAACGTTACTTCTTCAGAGCCCACCGATACTAAATTGCCAGGCGGCATATTAAAAATATCTCCAGCAGTGGGACTATATCCCGCAGAAATGTTACCTCTTCGGTCTGGCAAGCTCATCGACTTATTAGCTGCCCAGTCGGCTTCTTTTGTTGCGCCTTGTCCTCCGCTTATAGCATAACCAGCTCCCCAGAGCGAATAAAACAAATCTTCGTAATCATCACTAGCGTGTATTGCGGAGCTAGCCGCATTCCCGAATGTGTCACCATTGCAATATAACGCTCCAGGATAACTAGCGCCTGCATATTTAATGTATGTTCCGGCCTGCTGTTGGAAATGTTTACTGATAACCCAAAACAAATAGTTCAGCCAGAAATTATTCCCAACTGTTGTAGACTTGAACCCATTTTGCACTAATTCATCTGGCGGGATAACTCGCCCTGCCGGATTATCATTGCACCAGGAAAAACTAGACATATCTCACCACTTAATCATAAAATTAACAATGACCGACGGTTGCACATTATTATGTGCTAGTCCACCTCCAACCGGATTAATAGTTATTCCAGTTGTTGCCGTTTGTGTGTTTATTGTTTCCGGCGGATCAGATCTTTTTAAGTTTGGGTCTGGCGAATGTGGAGCCCCATACGTGAACCCATCCGTGCCGCTATACGGGTGTAAATGACCAGGGTCGTTAATTGTTGGTGAAAGTGTCGGGATCTCAGACGTCGTTAGAGTCACGGTTTCGGAACCAACAATTGTCCCCATCGGCTGATAAAAAGCACTGGTCGTCACCGGGCTATATCCTGCTAGGGTGCAACGCTGAAAATTTGGAAGGGCAATAAATTTTTTAGCTGTCCAGTCCGCCAAAGCTGACCCTCCACGACCGCCCGCCACCGGACAAACTGAATCACCGTAAGTGTTCCAGCAAAAAACATATAGATCTTGGTATCTATCGTCTGCATATGTAGCACCTGTGCTAGAAGCGCAAAGGCTTTCTCCGTACGCCGGCAAAAAACCTTGTTCTATGTCAATAGATGTTTTTAAGCCTCCAAATTCTTTGATTTCACCAACTTGCGTCCTATAACTGGTGAGATTGTATAAAATCCAATTCATTTCACCTGATTTAATATCGTAATCAAGAGGGAAACCGTTATCTATCATATCTTGAGACGGCGGAACAATATTAACCTCGTTCGCGTCCCAAACAAAATTTGTTGCCATAAAACCCCCTAAGAAGGATAAGTAAAATTGTAAACACACCCTGCAACTTGTGACCACAGTTTGCCACCGTTTGGAGTTACATATATATCAACTAATGATCTTCGCCCGATAGTTACGGGTACATTTATTGTTACATTCACATTTAGCGTTGAAACAAATTCGATTGTTAAGTCCGTATCAACTGTCATTCCATAAATTAATCGCAAAGTTTTTTCTAAGCTTCTCAAATCACCTTCGGACGTTTGATTAATTGCATAAGCGCGAATCGCATCACGATAAACATCATCGGGTGCTAACTCATAAAACAAATAGACTTCATCGCCGAATTGATGGTCGGTAAACGGGGTTAGATCTAGAATCCAGACATCGGACGGTATTAAAATTGACATTCTAGGCAAGCCAATCAGACTACCAGCCATATCTAAAACATTTCCGGTTGAGTTTTCAAGATCACACATGTTGTAAATCTGTAGAGCCTGGTCTTCGATGTCTTGACAAATAAGCTCCCCACAATTTTGATAAAAAGCTTTTATGTTCGGTGAGTTTTTATACTGCGGGATTAATGCATTAAACATGGCGTTTGCTTGATCGACTCTATTAACTACCATATTGAATCACCACCGTACCAGCAACAAAAACTTCCCAAAATTCCGCTTCAACCGGAACTATATCTGTGCTAGTTGGCGTTGTTGCTCTACTCATGTAAAAAGATTCTATGAATCCATCTGGCACCGCATCAACAACGGCTGCATAAATTTTAGAATAATATATTATCCCGCTTATCGTAGCGTTTTCTTTTAAGTAAGTTTGAATTGTTGTTGTTACTGCTGCGGAATCTTCAGCTGTAAAAGTTGTTAATTCTTTTATTGTTATCACAAAATTTAAAGGAACTTCAGCTGCCATGTTCCATTGAATATCGATATCACCCCCGGTTATTGTCACAGCTTGTGTTATTTGTGTGCCTCCGGCGGGAGAATTATAAGACGTTACACATGGCAACTTAGTGAAAATCGCTTCCGCAATAGCTGGGTTTAGAGTTTGATCCGCATATTGAATAACAACCAAAACGCCATGCGCGGGGATAGAAAACGGAGTTGGTGCGGTAGAGTTGGAATAGTTTACATAAACGTACGCTTGCAAAACTCCTGCCACCCCTTCGACAGAGGCTTTTATAGACCCCGAATAGCCTCTCGCTAAATTTTGAGATCTTGTTAAAACGTCTTGTCTTAATTCCGCATCAGTTTGGTTGTCCGCTCCGTCAACGCCTACAGTAGGGTTTGTTATAGCTGTCCAGCCAGATATTGTTGATACTATAATATTCAATGTGTTTATTTCAACATCAAACCGCCCGAAATCTTCAGAAATAAAATCAACGACAGCGGTACCCCCTGCAATTGTCACTTCGTAAGAGCTATAAAAAATGATGTCATCTGCAGTTTTAGCTTCTGAGCCCGCAGGAATTATTGTACCGTTTGTGCCTGTCAAAACACACGATTTACAAACTGTTTTTGCCCCATCGGTTCTTTTTATATTTAAAAGAGCTGTGAGATTATCTAATTGATTCCCTTGCGCCGAGAAAACCGCGGCAGAGCTTTCCGCTTCTTGCAAAATCTGATACTGCGACTGAAACGATACAGCAAGATTGTACGCTTGTTGCCCAGTAGGAGTACTTGGGTCTAAGTTTAGCTGACTTCCGTATGTGTTTGTCAACACTGTTGCAACACTCTGCTGTATATCTGAAAAATCCGGAATATCTATACCCATTTTTATCTGCCGTACGTCTGTGTAATTGTAAGATCTTGACTTTGATTATATTCTGTATTGACGATCGCTTCAATACTATATGTTCTCAAAGTCGGATTTAGTTCTGTATTGAACGATCGGATCTTAACTACTCCTAAAGTCCCTTCGATTGTTCTTTTTATCGCCATGTTTAAGGCTTCTATAGCATCAGCGTTTTGCAAAGCCTGCCAATATGGAATCCCATAATTTTGATCATAGAAAAAATCGCCGCGGAAAGTTGATATTCTAGTATCGATTGTTTGAGCCGTCTCATCGCCATCTTTCACAAGTGCGATTTGACCCGCTTCTGCGTAAATATCATTAACTAAAATCGGAATGCCGCCGGCATCCGCAACTTCAACTTGTCTTAATGCAAAAGTTATCATTCTACAAATGCCCCCAATCTAGCTGTAATAGCCGCAATCTGCGTCGCCTTCGCCGGTGTTATTACACCCGTTGCTTGAACAACCGCCATCGAACCAACCGCGGCTGATAAATCTCGAATAGCATCAATTAAATCATCGGAACCTTTTGCGACTTTAAAGGACGAAACATTAAGAGTTACATTCGACGCGGTCAAATCAATATTTTGTGAACTCGTAATGTTTGTGTTTTGTAAACTATTTATATTAATATCTTCGCCAGAGCCAGCAGATATTTCTAGATTTGTATTGTTGACGGTGGAAATTTCAAGAGGTACAAATATCGCATCTTCAAGCGCATATTTTCTATTGCTTTTATCAACACCAGAATCTAAAAACGAAATAATATCGCTTTGCGCAACAATTAATAATCCATAATCTCCGGTTTTTATTGTTGATTTAAAACCTTTTTGATAAGCCAATCGAACTTCTATATTATCTAATTGTTTATAAGCGGTGTCTAATTCTCTATTTAAATACGAGCGATTAGATAAAATATCAACTGTAATTTCATTTTGCCCCGCAGTTGCTGTTACAACTTTTACAAGCAAATTAGTATTGAGTTGATTAATTTTAGAATCAATTAAAATCTCGACCATCTCGCGTTGATCGTAGAGAGCTTTATATAAACGTCCGTAATCACTCATACTAAACTAATCCCCTGAGGTGAGTATGTGTAACCCTGAATAAACGTTTCCCAAGTTCCATCTCTACTATCTCCAGTGTGTTGAGATGAATTTATAATCCAAGTTCCACGAGTCAAGGTATCTTGATCGAATTTAATATATTTAGCCATCCCCACTTGTACCTGCGGGTTTAGCGTTTTTACTTTAACTAAATTTCCGGGCAAAAGTCTTGGGTTTAAAAGTGACGTTACGTTAATACCAGTGTTCGCTAAATCAAAAAACGGGCTTCCGATCATTCCGTGCAGATAGTCAACCTCGACAGTATCCGCCTCATCCGGAAAACTTTTTAGTTTTTGCGGTAGCGAATATAAATTACCATTCAACACCCAAACATCAATCCCCAGTTCTTGCCCTAACCTGCTAAAAGCGGCTGTATATTCCATTTGTGGAATAACTATTTTTTGTGTGATCGGTGCTGTTGGTAAATTTTTTAAATTTACAGTATTTACTGCAAGATCAGGAATTAATGCTGCAACAGACTTCAACGCGTTGATTGGTGTTGTTCCCGCTGGAATATTAATGCTAACAGGTTCATAATTCGGAATGAAATCTAAGCAAATAAAAGTTAATACGTAATCGGGTTGTATTCTATTATCGTACACGTTCATCACTCGACCCATGTATAACACTCCGCTATCAAGTTGATAGCCGGCTGTTAAAACAACTCGTTGCGCTTTAGAGATTAACTTTCTTGTTGTCGGTGATAGATTATAGACTTGTATCATTGCTTCTTGATTAATAAAATAAGTCATTTGTTTTATATCAAATTTAATGCGCAAACCTTCCCAACTATTACGTTGATCTTGATAAATCTCATGCATCAAGTTTCCGCTCGTGTCGAAAAATTTTAGACTATATGTGCGGCCAAACCATGGTTGCCCCTTAGGCGTTCCAATCGCTTTGATATTAGGATTCATAAACTAAAAACACCGTCTTGCCAAAATTATCTTTGTTTGGATCATCTTCGCTATTGGTCGGAGAATATAGCGTCAAATAACCATCTTTAATCGGAAAATCAACATAGTTTTGACCGAATTTGTAACCTTGCGTTAATTTTATATTATCTAGAACGTTCACATTATCTTTTGATAATTGTATATACCAAGCGTCAGATCTATTATTATATTGATAAACTAAAACAAACTGTTGTTGCTCTATCGAAATAGAAAAGGTTTCTCTTTCGTTTTGCGGCGGCGGAACAAATAATCTCATATGATTAACCCCGCTAGGAATTCTGACAATTCAAGAGCCCCACGATTTATCATATCTTTATATTGAGACTCAAAAGGATCTTGATTCGAAGGGTCGTTTGTAAAAATAATTTGTCTTAATGTTATTTGCATTGGTATATTAGTCAAATTATCATTGTTTGATGATGGCCTGATTTCCGTTATCGCCATACCTGAAAAAAAACCGATGTTACACTTTACGTCAATAACTTGACGGCTAACCATCAGCTGATACAAAACGTCTATTGCGTCAGAAGTTTCTTTAAACGCATTAAATAATCCTTCAGGCGTAAACGTATACGCGGGGATTTCAGACACGAACGCTTGAAAAGTTAAAATGATTGGATTAATAAACATGTTATCTACAGTATTCGCACCGTACTCAACTGGGTTATCTGTCACAGTAACTGAAAATGTTGCTTCTTCATTTTCATGCCCCGTGAAATAAATATCTCCGATACTCAACGTTCTATTAAAAAATAATCCGAGGTTAATCATCGATAACCCCCGGTTGCTTTTCCAGAAATATATTGCATGGGGCTATGAGTGTGCACGTTAGTTGTAACTGTGTTTGTTGTCGTATTATTCGTAACGTTACTATTTTGCGATGAATTTTGTGTATTGTTGTTTGTAGAAATGCTTGGCTGATTTGGCATAGCCATCCCTGCAGGCATCCCGGCAATCATTCCAGCTAGTTTCGTATTATCAACGCTAGAAAATTTATTTGCAAAGTCGTATAAGCTGTCGTTAATCTTTTGAGTAGCTAAATAAAGTGGGTACACTTTACTAATTAAAGTCACTAAATGAATTGTTATATCAGTTATAACAGCGCCAATAACTTTTAAACTATTTACAAAATTTTGATTGCTAGCTATTTTATTTAGCTGCGCATAGAACTCAGTAAAGGCGGGCATTAGTTGAAGCCCTAACTTTTGAAACAGTCCATCAAATTCCATCCCCATGAAACCAATTTCTGTTTTAAATTTTTGAGCATTAGCAACTTGCTCAGGAGTGATAAGCAAACCTCTTTTTTGAAGTTGCTCGAACGCTTGACGAAGCATATTCACGTGACCAACAAGAGGCAATAAATTATCATTACCAAATATTTGCTCTAGAATACCTTCTCGTTGCTTAACGTTTCCAACTTGATTTAATTGCTCAAACAAAGATTTAAAAGCTTGAAAGCTTCCATCTGCCATGTTTCTAAATTTGTTTAAATCAAATTTTTTATTTGTTATGCGATCTAATATGCCAAGGCCATACAACATATTCTCAGACGGCGCTTGCCCAATCGACATGTTTGCAAATGCATCTTGGAAGGTTCCAATCGCATCAGTTAAATTTTGAAATGGTAAACCTGTTTCATTTGCAACAACTTGTAGAGCTCTTAACTGATTAATAGGTAGTTGCAATCGCTGAGACATGTTAGACATTTTCATTACTGAGTTAGCAATTTTGTCTTCGAACAAAGTCATGCCGATCACTGAAGCAGTAATAGCCGTGCTTAAATTTAAAAAATCTTTTCGAAACCCTTGTATTTTTTCAGCAGCAGCAGACCATTCAGTCTGCTTGATCTTCATACCAAGGGTTACAAAAAAATTAGTTAGCTCACCCATAGTCTACCTATTCATTTTGTCGTAAGCTGCTTTCACTTCAGCATTGTGCTTTGACATTATCTCTAAAAAATAAAATAAATCTTCAAGCGTGTATATCGTTTTAAGTTCGTGATAAGTTGCTAAAGGTCTTTCTAAACCTGCACCAGTCACCACTAATCTTATTAAACGCTCCCAATCTGTTTTAAAAAAATCTATTAAGGCCGCTGCACTTTTACTACTTTCTCCGCTTTTGCTATTGCACTCATTATCTCCGCCGAGTTTATTTCTGTCTGAGCGTCGAGATTCGAAAAAAAAAGCGAGCTGCCTTTCAACATGTGTATCAGCAATTCAAAAACGTGTTCTGGGTAGTCTAAATCTCGATTGATTGCAACACTTTTATCTTCTACACCAACAACCAACTTACATTTCGTGCGATACAAAACTGTATTAACAAAGTTCGTAAATTCTTTTCCGGAAAAACCTTTATAAGCTTGAAACGCAACCATAATAACAAGAGCGGGTAAGTCGTCTTGAAATAAAGATTTTATAACTTCGAGAAGATCTTTATTAACAAGTAAGTTATTGCTAATTTCTGATAACGTTTCTATTCCGTCCGTTGCATCCATTTTTTCAAATTTAAATGACTTGCCATTTACAACACAATCAAATTGTTTTCTCATTAGATATTCCCAAAATTGCCAGGGTTATAATCAACACGCCCACTAATAAACGACCACTCCATAACGGGCATTTCCGTACCACAGCTTAGCTCTGGCATTTTTTGAATTAAAAAATCACCGGATAAAGTAAAATCGCCACCTGATTTTACAAGATGTAAGTTGATAAGCGGAACGCTGCCACCCAGCAACAACGATTGATAACAAGTTGATAACAAATCATTGTCTGCATGTGTTGCCAGCATTTTCACTGTCAAAGTGCCGCTTCTATCATTGCTAACATTCATACCAACAGATCCTTCCATCCCCTGCTTTTTAGTCACAATGTCGCCGGCAGGAGTAAATTTGAAAGTATCTTCAGCTAACAAAACACCAGAAATAACAACCGAACCTGTTATTACAGAATTGATTGTTAAAATCATATCTAAACCAGAATATACGCTAGTTGCCATTTTTTATATCTCCACGTTAACATTGCCAATAATATGGTTTACAGCTCCAGAAAGTTTTCCGCTAATTGTAAACGCCGGCAGGGTTCTACTTTCTCTTTGCTCTGTGGTCGCAGTAGAAACTTTAGGAACGGTTACAACCCAACGCACTGTTGGATCTAAAACATTTAACTGCTGACCAAGTTGCCCACGTGCGCGCATGACAGATGCGATTTGTTGCGCTCCAATATCGTTGTACGGAATTTTTGGAACAGAAAAAATTAAACCTAAGATGTCTTCTTGCAAACCAATTCTTATCCAATCTTCCGCTTGTATTTGATCTATATACGTTGTGTCGTTCGCTGCTGTTGTGCCGTATAGCGTTACAGTGTTATTGCCAACTTGCACATAACAGTTAACGCCAGCGTTTAAAAGAGCCTCAACCACTGAGTTAGTTTGATTGATTCCAGTAACGCCGATTAACGATTTATTAGCCCAGTTGATTGTTCCGGCCGTATATGTAATTCCGGTTCCGATCCAAGCAGCATCTAATCTGTTTGTTGTTGTATCGTCGTCAGCTGCGATTATTGATGTACGCGTAAAATTAGCAGCTTTTAAAATATTATATAAACTCAACGCATCAGCAACAGCTCTCTGTTGTATCCATTGAATTTTTAAATCTTCAACGGTAGTTGCGATCGCTTGAACAACTGTTGATGTCAAATCTAAATCATCAACGCCGAGCATATAAAAGGGCTGTTGCGCATGAACTCTCTCAATCACATCTGAATAAGTTTCCGGCTCTGTTAAATCAACTCTCGCAACTAATAAACTGGTTGGTGTTGGAGATTGAGCAAAGAAAATATCACCATAGCTTTTAATTGAGCTACTTGTTGAAAAATCATCATCGAACGCCTCGACACTGTCATACTGACGATATTCGCCTTGCGGAATTGTTGCATCTTCAGTTAAAACGCAAGCTAATCCAAAATCTTCAAGTGATTTTATCGCCTCTTGTTTTGTAACGTTTATCGTCACAATGGTACTTGGTGGTAATACTGCCATAATCTACCTCGTAATATTATAATTAATGTCCACTTCGTCAACCCGATCAATTTGTTTATCTAGTGTAAATACAATGTTAAACGCACACTCTAAACGCCATCTCTTGCGCGCTTGCGTCGATTCAACATAAGACATATTCTCAGATCTTGTAAATCTTAAAAACCCTACGTTATGTAAATCAAAATATTCTTTTATGTGGTCACTATGTACATTCGTTTCAATCAACGCAGCAATATATGACGCGTCAGTGTTATTAACTGCAGAGTTTTTGCTATAAATATCAATAGCAACATTAGCTTCATACGAATTTGTTAATGTCACATCAAATCTATCATTTTCAGCATTGTAAACACTTGATCTATCATACATCGATAAATTTTTTCTAGATGAAATTACATAAAAACCAAAAGCCGGTTTGTTCTGCGCTTTTGCTGGAAGATTAACTTGATCCCCCATAATCCAATAATTAATTGGCTGACCAGCTTCGTTAACATCATCTAAATTAAACGAATCATTTAACCAATAATGTATAACCGGGTTAAGATAAAACATGTGCGTTCACCTGCTCTTTAACCGCGCTATAAATATAATAACTAGAATGATATTTTTTTCTTTCGATCAACTGATAAGTTGCATCTTCGTAAAGCATTCTAGTATTACCCGGATCCGTCTCAGAATTTTTCACTGGAAAATATTCTTTTGTAAAAATAATTTTATTTTGTTCTTGCATAGAACCTTCAGTGTCGAAAGTTATTTGCATTCCGTTAATCGGCGCAACATATGCAAGTGCAACTTTTTTAGTTGGTGTAGCATCTTCGATGACTATACCGTCAGTGTAAACATCAGGAGCAAACAAGAAAAAACTAACATACTCTCCCCATTGTGCGACCATTGGCGAAATGTCAAGCTTCTGTTTCGGCATCTACGACCCTCCAGGTTACAGACTGACGCATATGCCCTGTGTCAATTAAAGGCCGACTCGATTCTTTTATTGCAATGACAAAGGGTGCGTTAGCTTCCCAATCGCCATTAGATATAGAATCTTGTATGTCTTTTTTTACTTCAGCACCCAACAAATTAAAAAAAGTTGTTGGTGTCAATTTCGTTTTTTCAAACGAGCTAATATAATTTGAAACTTTTGTTTCATATTTGCTTTTGTTTTCGTTCCAGTTAGTCTGCATAAATGGGCGCGGTGGGACTCTAAAAATTTTTGGAACTTTTATTTTTAATCCCTTCCTATCCGCTTCTTTTTGCAAAGCTTCACCCGAAGCCAAAAAACCATATTCTAATTTTATTGCAACTTCTGCAACTTTTTCGCCGTCCGGATAATCAGCA